TCATCTTCGGGGCGGGGGCGACCGCGTCCAGCTATGAGGCTGACGTGAGCTTCCGCGGCGGCACCGTCCAGTTCCTCCACATCAGCGAGTGGGGCGAGATCCAGATGAAGCAGCGCGAGCGCAGCCGAGAGATCAGGGACGGTTCGCTCCCGGCCGCAGAGCAGGCCCAGGACGGCATCATCGTCGTCGAGACGACCTGGCATGGCGGCCTGGATGGTGAGCTGGGCCCCTACGTCCGCGAGGCCCTGGACACCCCAGAGAATGCAAAGGGGCCACGTTCCTGGCGGATCCTGTTCTTCCCGTGGTGGTCGTCTCCTGGCTATTCCACCAGCCATGGGTACCAAGACCCCGACAGCCGGGTTTACTTTGAAAAGCTCGAGTATCAGGGCATCCAGCTCACTGAGCAGCAGCGCAACTGGTACGCCAGCGAGCGCCGGACCCGGGGCAGCCGGGCCATGCGGTCACAGTTTCCTTCGGTGATGGCCGAGTGCTGGGAGTCAACACCTGAGGGCGTCATCTACGGATCGTTCCTGGAACGGGCCCGGTCAGAGGGACGCATCCTCTCTTTTCTCCCCGACGGCCGACATCTGGTCCACTCTGTCTGGGATCTGGGGCACCCTCTCAACACCGTCACCTGGCTCGTCCAGGTCACGCCGGCAGAGATCCGGATCATCGACGTCATCATGGACCTGGACATCGACCTGGCATCCAGGGCAGCCCTCCTCGCCGCCAAGGGGTGGCAGTACGGCAGCCATTTCCTGCCACATGACGCAGGGGTCAGGCAAAGCTCCGGGCTGTGTCAGGCCGACGAGTTCCGGCGCCTTCTCAAACCCATCGGGGGGAACGTCCGTGTCGTGCCCCGGGTCACTGACGTCTGGCATGGCATCAACTCTCTGCGCCTGTTGTTCCCGCGTCTGGTCTTCCGTCACCCGGAGACGCAGCCTGGCCTGGACCACCTCGGGCGATACCATGCCATCACCGAGAGCAGCACCGGGGTGGCCCGTGACGAACCCGTCCACGACAAGTACAGCCACGCCGCCGACGCCCTGCGTCAGCTCGCTCAGGCCCTCGACGGTCACATGATCAGCGGGGGGCACGCTGTCGCGCCGGCCCTCAAGTTAAACGCGCCCTCTGCCATGATCGTCCGGGCCCGCTCTCGCCTATGACCCCGCTCGACATCGCCTTCCAGGTCTACCTCAACCACCCAACAAAGCGCAACTTTGGTGAGGACCTCGCCTCTCACCTGCGTCACGGCTGGGTCTTCGGGACACCCTCTGCTCTTGTCCTTGGCCGGCCGGTCCCCCGGGACGCTGACCCGGCCCTCATCGTCTCCGCGGAGCATGCTTTCCCACCTGAGGACTGCGATTGCTGGCACATCTGGCTGGGCGTCGGCGCCTGGCAGCCCATCCTCCTGCAGAGTCTGCCCTACGTCTTGCCCTGGATGTCATGGGAGCGGCGCTTCCGTCTCCGGTTCCACCGAACGTCATCGGTCCTTGCATTTGCTCGCCGGGGACCCCTCTAGTTCTGATGGCCAAAGGAGGAAGTCAGGCGGCAATTGCCGAACAGAGAAAGTCCCGCAAGCAGTCGAACGCGCTCGCCGCGCGGTCTCAACGCGACGCGCGCATCCAGTTCAACAAGACCTTCAAGGCCCAACAAGCTCAAGCGGCCGAGATGAGTCGGCTCTCCAGGGTGACGCCGACAGGATCCGAATCCAGCCGAGACATGGCGTCCGCTGCTGACGAGATCGCGCGCGCCGCCGGGCGGAAAACGTCTGCCAGCAAATTCCGTTACGGTACATGACATCAGCCTCCGACCTAATCAACGAGGCCAACGGTCTCCGCACGCACCACTCCGCCATGCGGAGCATCTGGGACGAGGCGGCACGCCTGGCGTCTCCTGTGACCTCGGAATACCTGGTCAACGACGCCACGGCCCCTCCTCTCATCCGTCAGCTCTCGGCCATCGCCGTGGAAGCTAACCGCGACCTGGCCTCTGGGCTGATGTCCTGGGTGATCCCTGAGGCGGGCAACTGGTGGAAGTGGGAACCGGTCCGGTCTCTGCGCAACCGCGAGGGCGTCAAACGGTGGCTCCACGAATGCTCCGAGATCGCGCATGACATCCTCCGGGGCAGCAACTTTTACATCGAGGCCTACTCTTACCTGCTTCAACGCAACACGACCGGCACGGCAACCATCTGGATGCGGACCCGGGAGGAGACGGACATCATCAACGGGACATGGGACGATGACAGTCCGCTGACCTTCGAGACCTGCCCAGCCTCCGACATCCTGGTCGCAGAGGATGCGCGCGGCCGGATCAACCGGTGGTACCGGACCGTGACCCTCTCAGGCCGACAGGCGGTCGAGGAGTTCGGTGACAAGGCCCCGGCGCATGCTCGGGCCCACGCATCCACTCCAGGCAAGGAGGAGCACCGCTCCGAGTATTTGCACTGCATCTACAAGCGGCGCCAGGCTGAAGGCAAGACAGCCCAAGAGTCCATGCCCTGGGCTTCGGTCTGGGTCTGCCCTAAGTCCAAGACGATCCTGAAGAGCAGTGGCTACGCCAGGCAGCCGATCTTCACGGCCCGGTGGGAGAGATGGAGCCGCCGGTCACCCTACGGGATCAGCCCGGCGCAGATCGCCCTGGGTGAGATCCGGGGCTACAATTATTTTGAGGCCCTGCTGACCACGCTCGCCGAGGTCACTGTTGAGCCGCGCGTCCAGGTCCCGACCGAGCATGACTCTGTCATCGACCTCGGCCCTGGCGGGGTGACCCGGGTCATGAGTCCAGACGCCGCTCCAAAAGAGTGGGCGACCCAGGGGCGACTAGACTGGGGCCTGGAGTTCCTGGCCACCAAAGAGAAGCGCATCAACAGCATTTTCCTGCGCGACGTGTTCGCTCAGTTTTCCACACTGGATGACGGGCAGCGGACCGCCTACGAGATCAGCAAGCGCCTCGTGGAGAAACTCTCCCGGGTGGCCCCGGCCACGGGGATGCTGACCAGCGACTTCTTCAACCCGATGCTGGAGAGCCTATTTCACTGGGCCTACACCACCGGGCAATTCCCGCCGGCGCCGGCCGATGCGTGGGTGGTCGACGCGCTGGGGCGTCCCGAGATGCCTTTCCCTGAGGTCATCCAGACCAACCGCCTGAGCCGCGAGCAAAGCGCCGAGACAGAGCAGGCCATCGTCCGGATCATGACGACCCTGCAGCCAATCGCGGCGCTGGTCGGGCCTGAGATTTACGATTCTATCAACATGGACAGGGTGCCGCAGGCGCTGGCCATCGAGGCCGGCCTGAAGTCGGACCTTATTCGCAGCCCGGAGGAGATCGAGGCGGTGAAGACGTCCCGCGCTCAGCAGCAGCAGCAGCAGCAGATTGCTGAGGCCGCCATGAAGAACCCCGAAGCAGCAATGGGCATCGCTCAATCCATGGGGATGACGCAGTGAAATCATGACCTCATTCGAGCAACTCCTCAACATCTTCACCACACCCCAGGCCGCTGAGTTCGCAGGCGACTGCCGGGACATATTCAACAGCCCTGCAGGCCGTCGCGTCATGGCCCGTCTTGTTGGCGCCCGCCACCCGATGGGATTCCCT